TAAGGTTGTATTTGCCGTCCTGTCTTTTAACTTCGCAGATTAGTTCTTCACCAGTTGCGATTCTTACAATTTTAATATTTGACATATTCGTCTCCATAATAAAGGGAGAGGGGCCCTAAGACCCCTCTAAACTTTTAGTCTTTTTTCGAAACAAAAGAATACATTTCTTTCGCTTTTTCCATAAGATCTTCCATTGAATACATTTTGTATTCGGCTTGCATTTCTTCTGCTGACTTTTTACCAGCGTCAAACATTTTATTTGCGAAATCAAGATTCATATGGTATTGTTGGTCCATATAATCTTTTGCAAGTTGAAGCATTTCTGCACGGATTTCGAAGGGATTTTTGTTTTGTGACATAATTGTCTCCTGTGTTGTGTGTGTTTATGGATGAGGGACTAACCGTGGTCCCTCACGCGTTTATTAAGTAACGACCCTTTAGATCCAACCCTTAAGATTAGGATTAGAAGACCATTGTAACTGCTTTTGTCGACGTTCAAGGTCGACTAGGTCAGTTGACTGAGATAGATATTCTTCGATTCTATCCTTTTCGGTTTTTGGTCGCACTGCGTTCCAAACTCCAGATAGTGCCTTAAATACAAATCTCATTTCTCGAACTCTCTAAGGATTTCTCTGTTTAGCTTAGCCAGGATTTCTGCATCGCTCCATCCTGGGTACTCGCAACGCAGATAGGGAACAATCTTTTGATTTGCTTCCGCTTGCCGCGATACGATTATTGCTTTACCTAGACTCTTAAAGAATCCAACGATTGAGAATAGAATTAACTCAACCGCGCTCGTTAAGTAGCTGTGAGCTACCAGTACTGCTTGTGTCATTTGTGGATACCCCGTTTCCAATGTTAATTTTACGGGGACGCATTTCTTCTGGAACTACTACCTTCAATTCTACGGCAAGGATTCCGTCCACAAGATCAGCTCCATGTACTTGAACGTACTCAGACAGCCTAAACGTACGCTTAAACTTCTTCGTAGAAATTCCACGATGAATGAAGTCTCGGCCTTTACTTACATGTTCGCCAGTGACGGCTAGAGTGCGATCTTTCACCTCAATGGTTAGTTCGTCTCGACTGAATCCTGCGACTGCAAGTTCAATAAGATAGTCGTGTTCGTCTATCCTAACGATATTGTGTGGTGGGTAGTGGTCATTTGCATGCCGAGCTACTCGATCCAATTCGTCGAAAAGATGGTCGAAACCAACAAAAGATGCACGTGGGAAAAGTTGCTTTACGCCTGTCATAGTTATCTCCTTTAATAAAGCAAGATTAATAATAGAGCCGGGACCATCCCGCACTCCACAGTTATTTATACATCGACTTATTTATTTCCGATGTTATATTTTGGACATAGCTCCCATTGATCTTTATCCTTAAAGGATATGATCTTTATCTGTCGTAACGGAGCTGTGTCCTTTGCTTCCTGCGCGTTAACCGGAGTAATAAGACCCCAGTCGCTAAGCAGTGTCACAATGGTGTTACGACGCTGGATGTCATTCTCTACTAGGTTGGATGGTTTACCGTCAAGAAGAAACAACTCCTTGAAGTGAACGATAAAGTACCGCCCTTGTTTATGTAGAATATGACATGATTGGTATAATTTGTTTTCTTTGCGGGAGGCTACCCCGATACGAGTTAATGTTTCCCTAACCTTTAAGAAATCATCTGGCTCGTTGAGAGTTATCTCTAGCATCATAGCCGGAGTCCACTCTACGGCTGTCTCATTATTTTCTTCCACCTTTATAGACCCTCAATCTCAATTCGTTAATCTGTTCATTACTTAGAAGGGTCAAGGCTTGGCGTGCCTTCTCATCGTTATAGCCATAATATTCTTTGACCGCTTCAACCGCTTCGGATTCTTCTGGTTTCAACCACTTGGAGAATCTTTTGCGTTTTCTAATTGTATTTATCAAAAAGTCAAATTGAAGCTTTGAGTCTAGATGGTGATACCGATTCATTTCATTAGCAAGGAGTACGGTATCATTAAAGTATGATAGACCACGGTTAACCATATAGCCATTATAGGCTTTTTCGGCCAAATCGTCTATCATTATATCCTTCTTGCTGTAGTTGATTGCGTTTAAGAATTCAAAAGGGTTCATTACCAATGCCTCACGACACCTGCTATGATAAAGAAGCAGGTGATCCAATTAACGAATTGCAACAACATACGAAGATACAAACCAACCCTTGCGTGTTCCATAGTCAACACAGGTACCTTTGGTTCGTCCTCGTCATTGCGGCCGATATAGTAGTCTAGCGCTCTAGCTACAACCTTTTCCCAGATTCGGTATTCGATCATACCCACTCCGCTGAGGCCATGATCTCTGTCATACATGCTACGACGTTAAGTTCATGGTCTGCTACGAACGCATTCTTATACTGATAGTCAGCAAGAATAAGAACAACCTGAGGAATGGACTGCGGTTGCAGATATGTACTCATGCCATCGTAGATCTTACGAAAGATTGCTTGTGGCTCAGTGTCCATATTATCAACCACCCACTTACGCATACTCTTGAAATCCTTGTCCTTAAGAGACGTCATAAGTGAATTAATGTTATCCTCTGACAGATTAACAAGTACACCAGCATCAATACGACCAGAGACGGAGTATCGTTGACACTCGTTGATCACTCGACGCCAATCAGGAAAGTACCTTTCAACGAGAGCAGCTACTGCTTTTTGCTCAAAGGGAACTGCTTCCTTAGTAAGGATGTCAGTTAACCTGCCAAAAAAGTTAGCGGCAAGTTGTGGCTTTTGATCATTAGGGATACCAAACTCATAAACAGAACACCGTGAATGGAGCGGTTCGATTATTCTGTTCTTGAAGTTGCAGGTAAGAATAAAGCGGCAATTGTTCGAGAATTCTTCGATGAACGCACGGAGCGCTGGCTGGGTTGATTGCGGATTAAGGTAGTCTGCTTCGTCGAGGATGACGACTTTGTATCCGCCTTGGAGCGAAACAGTGCTGGCAAATTGTTTGATTTTTCCGCGTAGCGTATCAATGTTCCCCTCCTCAGATCCGTTGATTAAAATGTAGTCAAGTTCTAGTTCGTTGCACAATGCTTTGGCGACCGTCGTCTTGCCAACGCCTGCCGAACCAGAGAATAACATGTTAGGTAATTCGTTCTTCTCAACGATCTTACTGAATACCTCTTTAAGATCGGTTGGAAGAATACATTCAGATATAGTTTTTGGGCGATACTTTTCGACCCATAGGAAGTCATTTGACATTCACGTGCTCCATAATAAAAAATAAGGTGGCCTGCCCTGCAGGACTCGAACCTGCAACCCTCAGCTTAGAAGGCTGATGCTCTATCCAGTTGAGCTAAGGGCAGAGATGAAGAGGGAGGCCGAAGCCTCCCCCAAGGATTTAGCCAACATCTTTTGGCATTCGTCCCTGTTCTTCTTCAGTTGCTGGTGCTGCTTCTGGTGTAGCTTGCGCTGCGCCTTCTGCTTCACCCTCAGGGGCAGGTGGTTTATTCGCCTCAACGAATTTAACCAAGCGTCCACGAAGGACACCCACTGATTCCAATTCTGGACCCTCAAAGGCCCCACGTTTGGAACATACGTCGATCACTTGAACCATAGCGGCCAAGTCTTGGATACCCAGTGAAGGTGGTGCTTCCGCAGCCGCCTCCTGTTCTACTGCAGTATCTGCTGCTTGCTCTTCAGACATAATTTACTCCTATAAAAGTTTAGTCGACTAGAGTAGAGTATTTATCCACCAAAGGTAGATGATTTCTCAAGTGCAATCCAATATTCAACATCAGCTGACTGATTCTTGAAATGTGAGATCAACTTGCTTGAGATGGCAACATCGTAATCACCAGAGATAAGCTTAAAGTTACCAATGTTGAATACGAAATTGAATTGCTCAGAAGGTCGTGTAACATTTGCGACTTCTAGCTCAAAGGAGTTAGAGGTCGAGTCATTTACATCAGTGACCATAATCTTAGCATCGGTGCCACCTTCAGAACCAGTAACGACCACATCGCTAACACCAAGAGTTGATGCTGCTTTACGCAATGCGGAAAGGTCTTCACTGGTTAATGTAAAGGTGACCTCGGTGGACGGCATGACGATGTCCTTGGAAGGAGAAGTGAGAATGGACGGATCCGAGAAGAAGTATTTAACCGAACGCTTGCCTTCTGTAATGGATACAGAAGTCATACTGTCGTCGAACTTCAATTCTGGATTTTCGAACATGCTCGTCACACCGAGGAACTCGTTCAGATCGTAGATGCCAAACTCACGATCTGGGAATACTTCGGATACGGATGCCTTGGCAAGAATGTTCTTAGCCTCGGCCATAGTTTTAATCGTGCTTCCGGTTTTGAACACGATGTTAGAGTTAATGTTTGCAAAGTTCTTAAGAACTGCGGTCGTTTCACTTGAGAGATTCATCATTTAGTTTCCTTGGTTTCCTTAAGATGTTTTAGGTTCATTTCATTCCACTGCTGTGGAGTGATGTTATCGATTGAACTATTATTATACACCATTTTTGGTGAATTGTAAATAGCTTCATCAGTATAATTATCGGCTGCATAAGAAGTTTCCAACGTGTAACCAAAGTCAGTATTTTCTTGAGAAGGATCTGACTCCTGTTCTTCGTCATGAACATGAAGTGCGATCAACGCGTAATGTAGAACTTTCATAAGATCCTTTCGGTTCTTACCATCCTTCTTACCGTATCGTTGAACGTACTTTAGGCAATTGCCTAGGGCGAATCCTTCGCCATGACCGCAGTCAATAATAAACTCCGTTGACTGAAACTTATTCTTGGAGTAATGTCCATTATAAGTAGAGTCAATGTATGATTGAAGCTCCCCAATCAGAGCTCCTTCGTTGAACTTGTATTTAACCATTCAATGCATCCTCTAAAATATTATCAAGTTGTTCATTGGCTTCAGTAGTTACCTCTGAACTATCACCTACCGTTCCATCAACCTTACTATACAGATCCAAGAAGGCTTCCTTAGTATCCTGGTCGAAACGGTTTACACACAGCTCAATTGCCTTCTTACGATCATTAAAGATAGAAAAGGTTTGAACGATGTGGCATAGACGACGAGTCGAGATCAATTCATCGATGCCGTCGTCATCATATGTCTTACGA